GAACATGCCCGACAGAGTAGGGCGTGTAGAAGTATATAAATTAAAGGCAGAGTATGGAGATAATTGATAACAAGGCGCTCTTGTTCAGGACACGCACGCCTGACAAATACAGCATCATTCCAAAGCATAAAGTCGTTGGCGAAGAAGATGGTATATACAGCGTAGCGGTTTACTGGGGACTTGATGAGACACGTGTACTCAAGAACCTTGGCGTACGAAACGTGCCCTCACCCATTACCAAACGCTACAACTATCCTGGTCGCTTCAGACCTATGGCGCATCAAATAGAGACAGCCGCTTTCTTTACGCTTAACAGACGTGCGTTTTGTTTCAACGAACCCGGTACAGGCAAGACGCTCTCCGCTTTGTGGGCGGCTGACTACCTTATGCAAAAAGGTGAAGTGCGTAGAGTCTTGGTGCTCAGTCCCTTGTCGATCATGCAGTCAGCGTGGATGCAGGACATTAGCAACAGCGTGATACATCGGTCGGCTATCGTAGCCCACCATGCGAAAGCAACACGTCGTATTGAAATGATTCAACAGGATTACGAGATTGTCATCACCAACTACGAAGGCTTGGAGTTGATTGCAGAAGAGGTGAGAAGCGATGGTCGCTTTGATCTGATCATTGTGGACGAGGCTAACGCATACAAGAACCCATCGACACGTAGATGGAAAGCGCTTGCATCTATACTAAAACCTGAAACGTACTTGTGGATGATGACAGGAACACCGGCGTCGCAGTCTCCCGTGGACGCGTACGGTTTAGCTAAACTTGTTAATCCAAACAATGTGCCGAAGTTTCAAACCGCATGGCGTGATAAGGTAATGAACAAACTCACAATGTTCAAGTGGGTTCCGAAGTCGAATGCCAAGGATATGGTCTTTGATGCGCTTCAACCGGCAATACGTTTTACCAAGAAGCAATGTTTAGATCTACCGCCAGTTGTGACCGTTACACGTGAAGTCCCGATGACTCCGCAACAAAACAAATACTACAAGATGCTCAAAGAGCAACTCATGGTTAAAGCGGCAGGGGAAGTTATCAGCGCAGTCAACGCAGGAGTTGCGGTCAACAAGCTACTACAGATCTCTTGTGGTGCGGCGTATACCGATGAGAAGGAAGTTGTCGAGTTCGATGCCAAGCCAAGGCTTAACGTGCTTGAGGAAATCTTAGAAGAGACAGATCGTAAGGTCATCATCTTCGCACTCTTTAGATCAAGCATCGACTCCATCGTGGCGCATCTACGCAAAGCCGGTTACAACGTGGATACAATTCATGGTGACGTGTCAGCCGGTAGACGTGGAACAATCATCAAGGACTTTCAAACGACTGATCAGATCAAAGTTCTTGTCATGCAACCACAAGCTACGGCACACGGGATTACCCTGACAGCCGCAGACACCGTAGTGTTTTACGGACCGCTTATGTCTGTCGAGATGTATACGCAATGTATAGCACGTGCAGACCGTAAAGGTCAAGACTCAGACAAGGTCACCGTGGTGCATATAGAGTCAAGCCCTATCGAGAAAAAACTATTCACCGCTATGAATACCAAAGTTAACGACCACTCGTTGCTTGTAGGTCTATTTGATAGCGAAGTGAAAAATATTTAAAAGGAGGTTACAAAGCAGTTTTTTTGGTGTATCATTGTTAAACATTAGACAAAAAGGAGAAGTAAAATGAGCGATTCGCAGGAAGATCTGTCGGCTGTCCCAATGGACAAGTTGGCTAAAGTGTATCGAAAGATGCAAGCTAAGATTCAAGAGTTGACGACCGCATACGAGAACGAAGTTGAAGGCATCAAAGCGCAACAAGAACTCGTTAAGAACGCACTCAAAGATCAAATGCTTGTACTCGGAGTAAAGTCTGTAAAGACTGACCAAGGCACAGTATCGCTGTCTACCAAGACACGCTACAACGCATCAGATTGGGACGCATTTAAAGAGTTCGTAAAAGAACACGATGCGCTCGACCTTTTTGAGAAACGCATTGCACAAACTAACATGGCAAAGTTTCTTGAAGAGAATCCCAAGCTATTACCCCCCGGCTTAAACTCACACAGTGAGTATGCCATTTCAGTTCGTAAACCAACATAAGGAGAAGACATGAGTAATATTGCTCTGTTTGATGGGGCTAAAGTCCCAGCTTTTGCAAAACAACGCGAAGGTAAATCGGCGCTTGCACAGGCGCTTGGCGGTGATGATTTCGGTAAGCGTATCTCTATCAAGGGTGGCGTGTTCCGTTTGATGTCTAGCGGTAAAGAGATTGCCAACATTGAGGAGCGCTACCTTGATGTGGTGTTTGTTAATGCGGCGCCCAAGACAAGTCGTGTATGGTACGCAAAACCGTACGACGGCGAGGCACAACGTGCTGATTGTTGGTCTGCCGATGGCGAGACACCAAGCCCTGATTCTAAAGATCGCCAAGCGGATCGTTGCATGGAGTGTCCCAAGAACGTAACCGGGTCTGGTCAAGGTGATTCTAAGGCGTGCCGTTTCCAACACCGTATTGCTGTGGTTCTTGCCAACGACATCGAAGGCGACGTACTGCAAGTTGCTATTCCCGGCGCATCTATCTTTGGTGACGGCGAGAAGAACGAGATGCCTTTGAAGGCGTACGCTCGTTGGTTAGCGGCTCAAAGCGTTGACCCTGAGATGGTTGTGACTCGTATGAAGTTCGATACATCTGCTGAGTCTCCCAAGTTGTTCTTTAAGGCAATGCGTTGGTTAGAGCAAGAGGAGTATGACGCCGCCGCTAGACAAGGTAAAACACCTGACGCACTCGCGGCAATTACATTCTCTGTTCCCAAGACAGACAAGGTTGCGGCTCCTATTGCTATCGAAGGTAAGAAGCCATCTAAGGTTGCTACACCTGAGCCAAGCATTGAGGAAGACGAAGATGAGGCACCACCTCCACCACCCAAGAAGGCGAAAGCCAAGGCTAAGGTAGAAGCTCCTGCCGAGGATGATGTTGAAGAACCCGTAGTTGTTAAGCAAGAGAAGAAAGCGCCCGCAGTTCCTGCCAAGGCAAGCTTAGCTTCTGCTATAGACGACTGGGACGATTAATTTAATAAGGGGGCATGCGCCCCCTTTAAGGAACATCATGGCATATTCACCGCAAGTAATTGAAACCGTAAAGAAAGCGCCTAAGACTCTTGGCAATCAGCTAGGACGATGGGCGCTTCATCTTGAATTCCCCGTGACCAAGATAGCCAAAGCGACAGGGGCGACACGCCAATCTGTCTACAACTGGTTTGCAGGAGGCGAGGTCTTTGTTGCCTACCGTCCCCGCGTTGAGTCCCTCTTAAAAATTTTACAGACCTCTCCCACAAAAGAAGAGGCATGGAGAAAAGCATGCAAGTCATTCCGCCTAGAAATCTGAGTAATTCTGAGTTGATCCGTTACGCCGCTGACGTATTAGGTTCTCACGTAGACTTACCGCAAAGCGTGCAGATTGAATTGCTAAGACGTTTCTCCGCGCTCAACCCGCCCGACGAGTTCCCGCCTAAAGACCCGAACCAACTCGAACTGTTCCCACAATAACCCAAGGATACGCATGACTCCGCAAGATTTTCTCGCGGCTGTACTACCGTCTTCGGGTAATGGGTTGTACTGCGCCGTAGAATTAACAAAGAGGAACGAGCACGCTTTCGCTGACACGATTGACGAACTCCTACCTGACATAGACAGATGGCACGCCGACAGTTGCGATGTGTACTTTGCTTTATCAACATTCGATAAACCAGAGCGCAAAGCTGAAGCGGCTCAGACCATTAAGGCTTTCTTTATCGACATGGATGGCTACGCTACCAAGAAGGATGCGGGCTTTGCACTCGCCGCTTTTGCGGCTAAGACGAGCATGGACAAGTTGGGGCGACCCTACATTGTCGGCTCTGGCGGTGGACTCCATGTCTATTGGGCGCTGACCGAAGCTGTCCCAGTAAGTATTTGGAAACCTGTTGCTGAGAACTTTAAGCGTCTTTGCAAACAAGAGAACCTGAACATTGACATGACGGTTACTGCTGACGCGGCACGCATATTGCGTGTACCGGGCACAACCAATTTTAAGAAGAAGTATGGCACACCACGCCCTGTTAAATTGCTCAATTCTGGCGACACGTTATCTTTTGATGACTTTAAAACTTGGATTGAGCGACATATCAAAGAGGAGTTCAAGGCTCCAGAACTGTCGCTCCCGGGCAAGCGTCCTGAGCGCAAGACTCAATCGTCGGTTAAGTTAATAGAAAACTCCAAGAGTCTTTTCGCACCCATCATAGAGCGGTGCAAACAAGTTCAAAACTACATCGCCAACGCATCCGATGATGGCATGGAGCCGATCTGGAGAGGCATACTCTCATGGACAAAAGTGTGCACGGATGGCGAGGAGCATGCACTAAGTCTAAGCGCAATGCACCCATATAGCGAAGACCGTATGCGCCAGAAGTTGGCGGAGATTAAAGGTCCTTATGCTTGCGTAAAGATGGACAGCGAGAATCCCGGCATCTGCGGTACATGCCC